CCGCTGAGGTTCGCCCCGCTGAGATTCGCCCCGCTGAGATACGCCTCGCGGAGGTCCGCTTCATAGAGATTCGCCCCGCTGAGATTCGCCCCGCTGAGGTTCGCCCCGCTGAGGTTCGCCCCGCTGAGATACATCTCGGTGAGATACGTCTCGCGGAGGTTCGCCCCGCTGAGGTTCGCCCCGCTGAGGTTCGCCCCGCTGAGATACGTCTCGCTGAGATACGTCTCGCGGAGGTTCGCCCCGCTGAGATTCGCCCCGCTGAGATTCGCCCCGCTGAGGTTCGCCCCGCTGAGATACGTCTCGCTGAGATACGTCTCGCGGAGGTTCGCCCCGCGGAGGTTCGCCCCGCGGAGGTCCGCCCCGTGGAGGTCCGCCCCGTGGAGGTCCGCCCCGTGGAGGTCCGCCCCGTGGAGGTCCGCCCCGTGGAGGTCCGCCTTGCGGAGGTCCGCCTTGCGGAGGTCCGCCTTGCGGCCGTCGTTGCCATCCTGGCGCCATAGCGCGTGCAGACGCAAGACTTTCTTAAGTTCGTCCGCCGTCATCAGTGTTGTCATGGTGTCTTCTCGTTGCGGGTCGCTAGTTGCTCATGCGGTCGTAACAATTCGGACAGGCCGTGCCGCGGGCGGTCGTCATGGGATGGGCGCTCATGTGCCCGCAGTCGCAGCGAATCTGGTCAACCGGCTGCGTCTTACGTGCGCCACGGCCGGCGGCAATCTCTCCATCGCGGATCATGCCGTACCAGTCGGAGCAGAAACAAATTTCTTTCCCGGCAGCCAACTCAGCGACGATCTCCTCGCGAGTCTTGGGTTTGCGCTTGAGATTCCCGGCCGTTACGATGTCCATTTTTACGGCCAGATCGATGAGCATTTGCGCCTGTTCATCCGACACGAATTCGCGATACCAGCGTCCGTTGCTCAGCATTTGTTGGATTTTCATCGTCTATCTCCTCAGGTAATGATTGGGGCGCTCATGCGCCGTAGATGTGAAATGTTTCCATATGTCTCTTTGCTACTTCTCTCTATCAAACATTATAGCATGTCTATCGCCGTCTGTCAAGCATGAGTTTGCGAACCTCGACTATTGATGATTGACATTACGCCGCGAATAGTGTAAGCTAGGGACATGAACACGAAAGGAGACAAGGCGATGACGATCAAAATGAACGCAAGATTTGTGCGCCACGTACTAGCAGATCGGGACATGAGCGCACGCGACCTGGCCGCCAGAGCCGGTGTAGGTGAGGCGACCATGTACCGGCTTATGGCAGGCGCGGCATTTACCAGCGATACGCTAGGGAAAATTGCAACGGCGCTGGGTTGTCATCCGGTGGATTTGATTGAAGCCAAGGGGTACAACTACCCACACTTGGTCGCCCCGACCATTTCAAACGGACGCTAGACGACTACGACGGGGGCTGAGGCGAAAGAAAAACGCCCCAGCTTCTGCCGAGACGCTTTGCTTGCGTATTACTATCCTCGCCGGTTAGTTTGGCGACCGGTCGGCTAGGATAGCTCACCAACCACCGGCCTTGCGGCGCAAAGTTGGCGGGACCGTGTGGCAGGATAACCTGCGCCGCCTCATTCGCAGCGAAGAAGAAGAGTTGGTCGTCATCCGCCAGATGATGGCGCAGACCGACCACCCGGAGCGATTGCGCGCCTTTGGCGAGATGCTGGCGCGCAAGGTAGAACGCGTGACGCTACTCCACCAATTACTCAACTATTCCGACAGGGGGGACAAATGATTCCTGAGATGCGGGCTTACTTCGAGTTTGTTGGTGCGCTGACCACGCTCGCCGGGGCGATGGCCTGGTGGCGACGCGAAACTCCTGAAGAGGACGCCGCGGTCGTGGCGGCCACCGACGTAGTGCTTGAGACGCTCAGTAACGGGGACCTGGTGGGGCGTACCGAGTGCGTGCAACACAAAAACATGAGGGATGCGATCACGGTGGAAGAGGCGCAGGCCATGCACGAAGAGGCCGAACTGCGGCGCTTCGGCTGGGGGAGGAATTGATGCAACAACTCATTGCCGCCGCTATCGTCGCCGTCGCCTTGTGGGTGGTTATCACCGCTGCGGGCATGGCGTCGCTCATCTACGCCGGGCACGGCTGCACCGTAGTCTGGGGCTGCTAGTCATGTACGACATCACGCAAGTTGGCCCGTCGCTGTGGCGGGCGGAAGTCTGGCTAAACGGGGACTACTACACGACCACGCACGAGAGCTACGCCGCGGCGCAGGCGTGGGTGCGACAGTTGCTAGGCGGCGTCCGCGCTGGCGGCAGACGGGAGCCCCCTGGGCGCGGAGGAACCGATGACCCGGATGCAAGGGCGCGGGCTGGCCCTGATGCTTATTTCGTTTTTTGTCGTGCTGTCGTTTGAGGTGTTCCCGAACGACCTGGACGCTACCTACAGCATGGTCCTGATTACCGTGGCCTACGCGCTCGCCGGCGTCGGCTGCATCTACATGCTGGTGGATTTGTCGTGACGCGTCCCATCTGCTGGTCCTATGGCGGCGGCGTCCAAACTATCGCCATCCTGGTGCTCGTCGCGCAAGGCAAACTGCCTACGCCGCGTCTGGCAATCATGGCGGACACGGGCCGCGAACGGTCCGGCACCTGGCGTTACCTGGAGCAATACGCGCGGCCGCTCATGGAGCAGCTAGACATCGAGTTTCATCACGCCGGGCACGATCTGGCGACGGTGGACTTGTACGCGGGGACAGGCGACCTGCTCATTCCGGCGTTCACCGCCGGCGGGAAGCTGCCGACCTTTTGCAGCGACAAATGGAAGCGGCGGGTAGTGCGCCGCTATCTGCGCCGGCTAGGCTATGGCCCCGACAATCCGGTTACGGAGTGGCTCGGTATCAGCCTGGACGAAATCCATCGGCTGCGTCAATCCGATGTGGATTGGGTCGAAACGCGCTGGTCGCTCGTGTTTGACGTGCCGCTGCGTCGAGTCGAGTGCGAGACGATTATCGAGCGATACGGGCTGCCGTTGCCCAGCAAATCGGCGTGTTGGATGTGCCCGCACTTGACCAACGATGAATGGCGCGACGTGCGGGACAACGACCCGGACGATTTTGAACAGGCCATCCGGTTGGACGCGCAGATACGGGCGGCGGACAGTCGGGGCGGCGTGTTTCTGCATCCTAGCCGCATGCCGTTGGCTGACGCAGACCTGGGCGCCGAGGCCGCGCCGTTGCCGCTGTTGGAATGTGCGAATAGCTGCTGGACATAGGGGGGGGACATGGCAGCAATAGATAGCGGGCGCAAATATGTACCGCCAAAGAACTGGGCCGGGACCGACGAAAACTCCGCTCGCATCTACCTAGACAGCGACGACGACGCGCGCCTGGACGGTGAGTTGCCGGAAGAGGTCGACCGCGGCCTGGTCTTTGTGGCGCAGCTGGTGCTGATGGCCGTCATCACGGCAGTCATACTCGCCACGGCGGCAGTGCTCATGTGGCTGGCGCCGGAGACGACGGGGATGCTGCCGTGAACGCCACCCCCTACGACCCGACCACGGCTACGGACAACGGAGACCGCTGGCTAAGCGCGACCGACCTGGAAATCTGCGACGCGATTCGCCAACTGGAGGCACGCCGCGCCGCATTGGCAGTGAACGACCCAGTTATTTACGATCTGAATTCCAAACTCAATGAGCGGCGCCTAGATCTAGTTTTCAACCGGCGCAAGCGCCAACGCAAATAGACATTCTCAGCAGCACCCGCACCGGGTTCGGCTGCCGGCGTGCATATGCGTCGTCAAGGGCCGGGAAGGCCCACCTCATTAGCGCAGTCGTGAAAGGTGGGCCGCGGGAATCCTCCTTGTTGGTTGGACGAAGCCCCTGGGCGCAAGCCTGGGGGCGGGGGGGCATATTGACAGGCAACTGACCCCGCAACAACTATCTGCCCTACGCTGCATCCGCACGGCGTCCACCGTATGGCGACATAGTGTCGCCGGCGGCACGCTGGGCATCCCCGGCTGGATGTGGGCCGCGCTGACGGCCAAGGGCGCACTCGCACGGCGCACCAATGGGGAAACAGGCCGCTACGAGTACCGGCTCACCGACGCCGGCGGGGACGCGTGCGCCGCATTGACAGTTGCAATTTCACCGGAATAGGTGTAAAATAGAGATGCGAAATAAGCGCCTGGAAACGCACTCGCCACATAGCACAGGTTTTTTTGTGCTGAAGAGCATATCACTGTTTCGACGTAAAGGTCGGGACTTAGGGCAGTCACACACAGATTCCTGTGCTGTTGGCGACGCTTTCCAGGCGCACCCTAAGTCCCGACCTTTGCGCGTTCTGGAGGTGTGGCAAATGACAACATTGAAGCGGTGTCCCAAGTGTGGAATAGAGAAACCGGCGACGAAAGAATTTTTCGCACGCAATAGCAAAAGCCGTGATGGATTTCATTCTCTGTGCAAAACATGCGCCGCCGATTATGGACGCGAATGGCGAAAAAATAATGCCGAACGTCTGGCGGCAAGTAAACGGGAATATGCGGAATCAAATAAAGAGCGACTAGCTGAGTATCAACGGAATTACCATGCTGTCCACAGGGAGGAAAAGATAGAACGAACCCGCTTATGGGTTCTAAACAATCGCGAAAAATCAACGGCATATCACCGCAGATATACACCACAATGGCGGGCTGCGAATCCGGAGAAAAATCGCGCAATTGATCAGAGACGGTATGCGCGTCTTTGTAAAGCGAACGGGGGCCATACCGGCACAGACGTTCAAGCACAATATAAACGTCAAAAAGGCAAATGCTTTTGGTGTGGTGTCAAGGTAGGCGATGCCTATCATGTAGACCACGTGGTTCCATTAGCCCGCGGTGGCTCGAACGGTCCTGAAAATTTAGTCATATCCTGTGCGCCGTGTAATCAATCGAAAGGCGCAAAACTTCCGCACGAGTGGCCGCGTGGCAACCGACTGATCTAGGTAATTCGCCATCGGGCGTTTACATACAACTTGGCCCCGTCATGCCTATAAGCAGGACACAGCCACTACTAGCAGAAAGAGGTATTTCAATGTTTGACACCAAGAAGTATACCCAATCTCGGTTCGTGAAAGGCGCAGATTTAGTCGAGGGTGAACGTGTAGTTTTGACGATTAAGTCGGCGGAGGAACAGACCTTCGAGCAATCCGGGGATACGGTGCCATGCCTTTCATTTCTTGAGATTGACCAGGGGCTGACCCTGAATCGCACCCGTATCGCTAAGCTCGTAGAGATGTTTGGCGAGGAAACAGAAGAATGGGTAGGTCAACGTATTGCCATCTACCCCGTCCCCGTGACCTTCCAGGGGAAAAGCACAATGGGCGTCGCCGTCGGCAAGGCGCCGTCACGTGCGAAGGCGCGTGTTTCGGTAGACAACGACGTTGAATTTGAGCAGCCCGCCAAACGCAAGGCTGCGCCCGTGGCGGTAGTGGAGGATGACGACAATGAGTCTCCCTTCTGATCCAGTTTCTGCAAAGGCATGTTTCAAGTGCGGTAGGACTCTCCCGTTGGGGGAGTTCTACCGACACCCGCAGATGGGGGACGGGCATCTTGGTAAGTGCAAGGAGTGCGCTAAGCGTGATGTGAATGAGAACCGCGCTCGGCATAGTGACTACTATGTGGAATACGAACGACTTCGTTCATCTCGCCCCGAACGCCGTGAGCAGGCTCATAAATGGCAGAGGATTCGTAGGAGGAAACACCCGGAAAAACAACAAGCATTGCGTCTCAGAGAACCACAAAAATACAAGGCAAGAACTGCGGTCAGTAATGCTATACGTGATGGCCGTCTAGTCAAGGAGCTATGTACATTTTGTGGGAGCAATACAGTAGAGGCACATCATCACGATTACTCGAAACCGCTTGATGTAATCTGGGTGTGCCAACAATGTCACCGAGAGTATTTTCATTCAAACCAAGAGCAGCTCTGCCCTTTTTGATCTGATTGCCACCGGGTCGCGTGAGTAACGCGGCCCGGTGTTCTCCCGAAAGAAAAAGCCTGACATGAAAGATGACACTGTTCCCGATATGCTGGCCTCGGCTTTATGGTATGCCAAGCGCGGCTTTGCGGTGTTCCCCGTCCATGAACCCATCTTCAATGAGGACGGTAAATGCGTCGGCTGCACCTGTGAGGAATATCGACACTCAGACAAGTGTAAGCAAGATCATCCTCACATGTACCTGGAACCAGACGCCCATTGTGAGCATCCCGGCAAATGTCCGCGTGTGCGTTGGCGCGACAAAAGCACGACCGATGCAGAACAAATAACGCGCTGGTGGCGCTGGTGGCCCGGAGCGGGCATCGGCATAGATGACGGCAAAAGCGGGATGCTCATCTTGGACGCGGATCTCTACAAGGACACCTATGCAGGAAACGGCTTTGTGCTTGATGAAGAAACACCTACATCGTTGACCGGCGGCGGGGGAACGCACCTTTGGTATCGCCAACCGGACGGCAAACAGTACGGTAACGCACCCGGCGACTTGCCCGACGGCATCGATATTCGTGGCATGGGTGGCTATCACATAGCGCCGCCCAGTCTGCACAAGTCTGGTCGCCGCTACGCCTTTGAATCCGGCTACGCTCCCAACGAAATTGACATGTCGGTTGTCCCGACGGCGTTACAGGCGCTACTTGACGCCGCGCCGCAGAATAAGCGCAACGACCTTGGCCCGGCTGACAGTGAGGCCGTTGAGCGTTCGGCGAAAATTGTACGCGCTCTGCTAAAACATGCTGAACTCATCGCGACCGAGCAGGAGTGGCGCGTCGGCGAGGACAACGGGCGACGATGGGTGATGGCCGATTGTCCGTACAGTGACGACCATGCCGACGGCGCGTTTGTCGTGGTCTACCCGGATGGCGTGATCGGCGCGGGCTGTCATCATGCCCGTTGCCAGAAGCGCATCAAAGAGGAAGGTGGCAGCGGCTGGAAACTACTCCGCAAAATAACCGACTTTGCCCCTACGCCAATTCTAAAGTTCCGCAATGGCGCGGGGCAGCCCGCGACCTTTGTTGATGCTGCCCATCTCACCGATATGGGCAACGCCCAGCGAATGCACGCCGCAGTGCAGGGGCAGGTGCTCTATGTCCCGCAGTTTGACCGCTGGTACACCTGGCATGGTACGCACTGGCAAGAGGACGATACATTCGAGATCGTGCGGTTGGCAAAGGAGGCGGTACGGGCCATTTATGCCGAGGCCGCCGCAACGGACGATGACGACCAACGCAAGAAATTAATCAAGTGGGGCGTGCAATCCGAGAACAGGTCGCGCGTGGAGGCCATGCTGTCGCTGTTACGTTCAGAGCCGGATATTGCGGTGCGCCCGGCAGACCTGGATCAACATCCCATGTATCTCGCCTGCACAAATGGCACGCTCGATTTGACGACCGGCGATTTGATGGCGCCTGACTCGACGCATCTGCTGACCCGACGTATCGAAGTCGCCTACGACCCGGCGGCGGACTGTCCTATCTGGGAACGGTTCTTACTGCGCGTCATGGATGGAGATATGGAGCGTGTGTCATTTCTCCAGCGGCTAATCGGCCATGCGCTGACGGGCGACACGACCGGCAAGTACCTCGTGTTTATGTACGGACCCAAGGGCAACAACGGCAAGAGTACGATGGTTGAAATCATCACGCGACTACTTGGCCCCTACGCTCTCAAGTCGCCCACCGAAATGATCATGACCAAAGCCTATCGCGGCGGCATCCCCAACGACATCGCACGTCTACGTGGCGTGCGCTTCACGGTCACGAACGAAGTAGACGAGGGCATGATGCTCTCTGAAAGCGTGGTCAAGGACCTAACGGGCAATGACACGCTGACTGCTCGCTTTATGCGGGCCGAGTTTTTCGACTTCCGCCCGACGCATAAACTCTGGATATACGGCAATCATCGCCCGGAGATCAAAGGCACAGACCCCGCCATTTGGGATCGGGTCAAGCTCATCCCCTTCGATGTGGAGATTCCGCCGACTGAACGCGACCCGTTGATGGTCGAAAGGCTGGCCGCAGAACTGCCCGGAATCCTAGCATGGGCAGTACGCGGCAACTTTTATTGGCGAAAAATGGGACTCGCAACTCCCGCGGCCGTGAAGGTCGCGACGGCTGATTATCAGCGCGAACAAGATACCATCGGACAGTTCTTGAGCGAATGTTGCGCCCTTGGCGCGAACCATCAAATCAATGCCGGAATGATCTATCAGGCATACGAAGGATGGGCTAAGCAGCTAGGTTTGCGGGGAGATTCAGGTACGAAATTTGGAGCCGACTTGACCCGACGGGGCTTCAGTGTCAAGCGAGAACGCTCAGGCAAGTTACGCATTGGGCTTGATCTAAATACATATGGGCGCACTTTCGGGCCATCGGTTAATCCACATTGGACGGACGACTAATTTTTATTGTCAACCAACTATACACACTGTGTATAGTTGGTGTGTATAGTCGCATAGGTGTGGGTGCATAGTGTGCATAGTAGATCGCTAATAGCAAGCTCACTATTTTTTCTCGTGTGGTTATATGCAACAAGTATACACACTATACACAACTGTACACACTTGACATAAGAACGGGCATCATGGAATACGGAAAACCAATCCGAACAAGGGGAGATAGAAATAAGATGGTAGGGCTGTGGTATAATGAGGATACAACCTCAAACAGTTACCGGGGCGGCATCGCAAAATGCCCCCCGGCATGGCAGCAGAAAGGTAAGTTTCCGATGCCTCTCCATGATACCGCGGTCGCGCCTGGTCTCAAAGTTTGCACCAAGTGCGGCAAATCCAAACCCGCCACAACTGAATTTTTCTTCCGTCAAAAAAATACTAGGGATGGTCTTTGCCCTTCGTGCAAAGAATGTAAACGCGCCTACAACGCAGCAACAAGAATCCAGATAAGCGAACGGCATCACGCACACTATGCCAGGAACAAAGAAAGTATAAAGCGGCGCGCGTTGGCCTATCATTTTTCCAATCGGAATGAGAGGTTAGATAAGCAACGCGTCTACCGGGCTGAGCACAAAGAGGATGCCGCACGACGAGATAGGGATTACTACATCAGAAATAAGAGAAGAATGAATGAGCAGGCACGCGCATGGAGGCTTGCCAACCGTGAGGCGGAAAATACTCTTTCACGTCGAAAACGTGCTCGCAAACGAAATGCTCCTGGTAGTCATACGGTAGATGATGTCAAAAAACAGTACAGGGCACAGAAGGGAAAGTGCTATTACTGCCATATTGAAGTTGGAGATCGCTACCACATTGATCACGTAATCCCCTTAGCGCGTGGCGGCTCAGACGGAGCGGAAAACATTGTTGTCGCCTGTCCGACCTGTAATCTGCAAAAAGGCCGCAAGTTGCCATCAGAATGGTCTGAGGGAGGAAGGCTGATATGACGGGGCTGAACTATGGGTTGCCAGTGAGAATCTTCTACGCCAATCTGCTTCGGCACGGCGTCACGCTGCGGGTAGACAATGGCACGTTGAAGCTCGGCGGCGACGGGCGGAAAACTCTAAGCCCGGCGTACAGAAAAGAAATCGAACGCCGCGCTCCGCAGTTGTTGGAGTTGCTTTCGCCGTCCGTACCGGAGCCTCTGCAATCATACACGGGGCGCATGTTGACGGTCACGGAAGCAGAAGAAGCGCAGAGGGTTGCAACAGAAGTTGCGGCGCATATCACACTAACGCCGGTCAATGGTGGTTGGCTAATGTTGATCAGAGAATTCTAGAAACAACAGAAGGAGCCTACGTCATGATCGAGGCGAACTCACTTACCAGCGCAGCGCAGTACAGAATTCATCCTCAGAAGAATTGGATCATCCAGGTGAAATTGGGGCCGAGCGCGCACTTTAAGCCACACTCCATCTGGTATGACGCGGAGGGTTTGACCGGCGCCGAATGGGCGCAAGGTATGTTGCTGCGGCTGGAGGAGATGTGCGCGCAAGAGGAGGATGACCATGCGTAAATCCATCGGTATTTATCCGCACGACTGGCCCGCCATTGCGGCCGCGACCAAAGAAGTCGCGGGTTGGCGCTGTATTCGATGCGGCCATCCGCTAGTAGCGTGTCCCGTTCTCCCAATCGAACGCCACATGACAGTTTCGACAAAGAGAAATCAGGTTGGACAGGGCATTGGCTTCACGATAGCGCTCAAGACCGAACTCTCTAAAGGGCACAACGTGAGCAACCGAGAGTTCTTCAGCCAACTCGTCGCGATGTGCCTCACATCGTTGGCATGTATGCCCGTCTCTGTGGCGAGCCTTGTTGCGCTGTTGTCGCCAGTTGGGGCCGTAGTAGGGATATTCGCCGCCCTTCCAGTGCGGGCTATTCTTCCCGCGAAAGTGATTCGAGAACCATTCGAGCCGGCATTTGTCCCCACAGAAGCGTTTCGCCGTCGCGCTTGCCGCTACAGTGCGTTCTTTGCCACATTGTTCGCAGCGATAGGTTACTTTGTTCGACTTGCAAGCCGCGGAACAAAAGCGGCTGTTTGCGGCATCGCTAGGTTTTCGTCGATAGGTTTTTCCGCACCGTTGGCACAGAAGAAGAACGGCATTAGTGGCTTGAGCACAATGCTTCGAGCAGTATTCCTGCTTTTCGATGACAGATGCCTTACCGGAGAATGGTTTGCCACATGTCTTGCATGTCTTTGTGGATGGAGCATTCTTGCAGGCGACAGAACAGTAAATCCGTCGCCCGGCTTCGCTTGGAAAGATAGAGAATGGCTTCCGGCATCTAGGGCATATCAGTGTAATTCTCATGTCGGAATTATATCATATGGAGGTAAGGACGCCTAATATGCGTAGGGGCAATGGCGAGTACCCAGACGGATGGCCTGAATTTGCCCGTCAACTCAAGGAGCAGACTGGTTGGCGGTGCGTCCGATGCAATCATCCGCATGCCCCGGAGAGTGGGCATACTTTGACGGTCCATCACCTGACGATGAACAAGGCAGAGCCTTTTGAGCACTGGTGGGCGTTCGCGGTTCTATGCCAAGTCTGCCATTTGCAAATACAGGCAAAGGTGGTCATGGAGCGCATCTGGTATCTCCCGCACAGCGCATGGTTTGCGCCATTCGCGGCCGGCTATTATGCCAACCAGCTTGGTCTACCCGATGACCGGGAGAGTGTACTTACCAATCTTGACCATCTCATTGCCCTGGGGCAAGGAACCGTTGACCATGCCTAGTCCCACCACCCTAGACGGCCTGCGCGCCGACTCCGACGCCGCCCATGAGCGATGGAACAACGAGACCGACATCGACCGCCGGCACGACCTGCGCTTGGATTACTATCGGGCGTGCCAGGCGGTTACGGAAGCCGAGCACCGCGCGAAACACCCGTTGCCGGACGGGTATAGGCAGATACCGGAGGTGGGCTAGTAATGCGGTTCCTCATCCCGGTCGGCGGCGTGACGGATGATGCGTTCGGCGTGCTGACGACTTATCAGCACAAGGCAGTGCCGTCTGGCATTATCGCCGGGTTGCCCTGGGCCGCGGACAATTGCGCATTTGGCGGTCATTTTGACGACCCGCGCTTTACCGCCTGGCTCGACACGATGACGCCCTACCGGGCCACCTGTCTGTTCGTCACCGTGCCGGATGTGGTAGGCGACGCCGCCGCAACGCTGGCATTGTGGCGGGAGTGGTCGTCGCGACTGACGGGCTGGCCGCTGGCGTTCGTGTGCCAGGACGGGCAGACACCGGACGCTATCCCGAATTGCGCGGCGGTGTTCATCGGCGGGACGACCGCATGGAAGTTGGGCGACGCGGCCCGCGTCTGTATCGCCTGGGCGCAGGCACACGGGCAGCATACCCACGTTGGTCGCGTGAACTGGTGGCGGCGGTATACTCATTTTCGTTCTATGCCGGGCAGTGACGATTTCACCTGCGACGGAACCAGGACAAAATTTGAAGGCGTGGAGAGGACGCTAAACGCATGGAGGCAGTATCAGCAGAGCGAGTACCAAGCCGCGTTATTGTTTATGCCGGACTGACGACGATGCGCATATCGTGACTCAGCGCCATGCGACAATCGACGCCGCGCTGCTCTATGCCTGGTGGCTGCGCCAACTGCGCTATGTCGCCACGCGCTATCTATATGAGTTAGATTTCCAAGACCGGCGACTCGCGCGCCGGACGTACTATGCCTGTCGCCCGGCGCGGCGCTTGGCGTGGATGGGCATCAAGCCGAGGGGGGCTACCAATACACTTTGATGAGAAGACTGAGCCATGCCTAGTTACGTCGGCGAGTGCCGGCATCGTTGCCCCGGCGGGCGACCATGCGCCAGCACCGCCCACAAGCACCATAGATTTGACGCAAGGGTACGCCCCCTTTTAAGGGGGTGGGGAATTGCGCCGCCCTCCTGATCCCCGTTCGTTTGACAGCAGATAACAACTGTGGCATAATTCGTTTGTCAGTTACTCCCCGATGAATCGGGGAGTAACTGACCCTTGACGCATTGGCCGCGGCGCGGCTGTCTATCGATACCGCTATTCGACTCTACAGCAGACAGGTGACAAGATGACCTACAGCGTCAGAGTATTTGCACCCGATACAGACATGCCGCTGGCCCACGACCAGGTGCTCGACGTAATTGGCAATCTTCAGGCGGGCGGGGTGACGGTGCGGCGGCACACAGGTCACGTGTCGTTGCCCGACTTTGCGCGGGCTATGCAGGAGGGGCCGGTCGACGGCGTGATTTTTATCGCTCACGGTAACGAGTTGGGGATGTTATTGAGCGACGGTCTTCTTCTGACGGCCAATCTCGTGACGCACATCCGCGGCAATGTACGGGGTTTCGTATTTTTGAACTCATGCTCCAGCCTATTACCCGCCATCGAGTTGTCATTTGACGCAAAGGACTCTAGGGGCAATTGCCCGGACATTATCTGTACGCGCCTACCTCTGCCTGACACTGTGGCCTATGGCACGGCTAGTCGGTTCGCCGCCGAACTCGCCAAAGACCACAACCCGCGCCGTGCGTTTTATGAGTCGCGCCCTGGTCAGGGCCGCGAGTACGTCTATCAAGTGGGCATGTCGAGTGATTTTTTAGCGGCGGCGGCGGCCTAGTTGGTATGGCCTACGGCGACAACGGCACGGTTTCGCATCGCGAGGTAGACGATATCGCACGCGTGGCCCACGACGCCCAGGCGCGTGTGGGTGTAGTCGAGTACGCGGTGCAGGAGATGACCAAGCGCATGGACCGCATGTACGCCCAAATGGAGCGCCAACAAATCAATGTGTCGGTGTGGTCGCTGGGGATCGCGGGCGCGCTGACGGCGCTCGGCTATTTCCTGTTCAGCCTGTTTTCGGTGGGACGCGTGCCGTGATTGACGTTTTTGCGCCTAGCACGCTGCTGTTCTGGCTCTATGTCACGGTTGGCACGATTGCGGCGGCCATGATGGGGATGCTAGGCTGGGCGTGGTACATCCGGCGCGACGTGTTGTCCTGGTGGCTGACGCTCATGTTTGCGTTCGTCGCCCTCGACATGTATGCCAAAGCGTTGCTGCGTAGCCCGACCGGGTATTTGCCGCCGCTCAGCGCGTTGCATCTGTCCCGGCTGTCCGCCATCGGCATGGCGTTGGTGTTACTCGGCTTGACCGACTGGTATTTCGCTAGTCACAACGGGCACTTGGACATGCTGCGCCGTATCGTGCGCTGGTGGGACCGGCGACGCAACACGCCGCAAGAGTGGGAAGGGGGACCGCAGCCGTGACGCGAATTGGCATTGGACACAGTGGCGGCCTCGGCCTGGGCATGGGCGGCGTGCGCCTGGCGGGGGGCGGCGTCACCTACCTTTTTGATGCCAAGTGGTCATAATGTGGCACGCTTATTTGCTGGTGGCGCTATTGCTCAACTTGACGACGTGCTCCGGCATATGGCGCGCGCCCGACACCGTGCCGATTGGCGACGACTGCGAAGCGCCGACCGTGTGCGCGGCGCTGGGCGCGGTGGGGTGGCGGGGGTGATACGTGGGGCTGTCGCATAAACAGGCCGCCTTTGTCACCGAATATCTAGCCGATTTCAATGCCACGAGGGCCGCGGAACGGGCTGGATACAAGGGCGACGAAAATACACTAGCCGTCACGGGGCATCGGCTGCTAAGAATTGATAAGATCGCGGATGCCATATCAAAACGGCTTTCCGAAAAGGCGATGGGCGCAGACGAGGTTTTGATGCGCCTGGCCCAACACGCCCGCTCAGATTTGGGGCCGTGGCTCAGCGACGATGGCGCGATTGACATTGCCGCCATGAAGGAAGCGGGAACAACGCACCTGATTCGCAAGGTGAAACGCACCGAACGGTCCGGTGAATCAAAGGACGGCGGATTCTGGAGTCAGGTAACCGGGGAAGTGGAACTGCACGACGCGCAGGCCGCGCTGGTGCAGTTGGGTAAGCATCACAAGCTGTTTGTAGATCGGACGGAGCATACAGGCAAAGACGGCGGACCAATCGAGGTTGATGATAGCTATACCGACGCGGAGCGAGCTGCTCGAATTCTTAAGCTCTTGCGATCCGCAAACGAAACAACAGATTGATGCGCTGCTTGCCGATGTATCCACACCGGATTGGTTCGAGATCGGCGCGCGCGAAAAGCAATGCCCGCCTTCCGGTGACTGGCGCTATTGGCTCATTCTGGCCGGGCGGGGTTGGGGCAAAACGCGCACCATTGTCGAGTGGGCCAAGTGCCAAGCGCATCGCTGGCCGGGCAGCCGCGGCATGATCGTTGCTTCGACCGTGGGCGATGCTCGTGACGTGCTGATCGAGGGGGAATCGGGTTTCTTGAATACCTCAACCGATGTTCACTACTACCCGGCTAAGGCCCAGATCATTTGGGACAACGGTAGTATTGCGCTCGTGCGCGGCGCAGAGAAGCCCTCGCGGCTGCGCGGGCCACAGCACCACTGGGCGATTGCCGATGAACTGTGCGCCTGGCAATATCGTGAAACGTGGGACATGCTAATGATGGGTTTACGTCTGGGTGATGATCCTCGTTGCGCGATTGCCACCACCCCGCGCCCGATTCCGCTGGTCCGTGAGCTGATGGCCGATCCTCACTGTCGCGTGACGCGGGGCAGCACCTACGAAAACCGGGACAATCTAGCGCCCGCCTTTTTCGATGCCATCATCAAACGCTATGAGGGGACGCGATTGGGCCAACAGGAGATCGACGCAGAACTGTTGGAGGATGTGCCCGGCGCGCTATGGACGCGGGCTGTCCTAGAGGAAACACGGGTTAGCGTCACACCTGACTTTGAGCGCGTGGTGGTCGGTTTCGACCCTGCGGCGTCAGATACCGAAGGCAGCGATGAATCGGGGATTGTCGTCGCAGGCATAGACGGCAAACAAGAAGGCTTCCTTGTGGCCGACTACTCATTACGGGGGTCGGTGGATGAGCGACTTTCTGCCATCGTCAGAGCATATCATCGCCATCTAGCAGATGCCGTGATAGTCGAGGCCAATAATGGCGGCGACTGGCTACCCTATTCAATTCGCCAGAAAGATAACACTATCAATGTGATTGTGGTTCACGCTTCGCGCGGCAAATATACGCGCGCCGAGCCAATTGCCGGGTTCTATGAGCAAAAACGCATCCATCATGTTGGGCTATTTGCCAAACTAGAAGACGAATTATGCACATGGGTGCCGGGTGACGAGTCCCCGGACCGGCTAGATGCGATGGTATGGGCCTTTACCGAGCTGATGGCGAGCGACTGGTACATGAGCTAATGCGACAGACCACGAACTATTACTCACTATTTGACGGCGCAAAAAACATCCCCCTCAACTACCCGGAATCGCTGTGGCAGATTCACAGCGGCCCCGCCACAACCGAGCCGGACCTGGAACGCTACTATGCGACCGTGGGTCTCTTGTATCGCTGCGTGGATTTACGCGCCGAGAACATCGGCAAAATACCGTGGGAGATTAGCCGCGATACGACCGTCGTCTGGGACAGCGACGAAGGCCAAGCGCCGGATGAACTGTTGTGGTTCGCGGACTGGCGCGATTTCCTGGGGCTGACCGAAGCGGCGCTGTGTCTCGGCTCGTCGCGCGGCATGGAGGCGTTCTGGTTCAAGCTGCGTCAGGGGCGCACGGTAAGCGGGCTGCAATGGCTGGCCTCTAACACGATGACGCCGGTGTGGGGCGAACAGTGGAACGCGGCCGGCGGGCTGCTTGGCTACAAGCGGCGACTGGGCGCGACGACCAAGAACCTGAGCTTAGACGACGTAGTGTACGTCTGGAAGCGCAACCCGCAATACGAAACGCAGCCGCGCCCGTCTCCAGCGCAGGCGGCCTTACGCAGCGCCAAAGTGCTGTACAACATTGACGAGTTTGTGGACAACTTTTGGAAGCGGGGCGCAATCAAGGCCACGATCCTAGCCTTAGCGGGCACGCCGTCGAAGGAAGAGCGCGACCGCATCGAGTCCTGGTTTGAGAAGGCCATGAGCGGTATCCGCAACGCCTGGGCGACAAAGGTCGTCAACGCCGACAAGGTCAACACGATTGCGATTGGCGAAGGACTGGAGAGTCTATCCGACAGCAGCTTGACGCAGGAGCGCCGCGACGACATCGCCACGACGCTGGGTGTGCCGCACAGCATGTTATTTAGCAACGCCGCCAACTACGCCACCGCTGAGGTGGACAAGGCGAACTTCTATGAGGCGACGCTGATCCCCGATGCCACCCTGATTGCCAACCAGGTCAACAAGCAGCTATTGGAGCCGTTAGGCTACCGGCTGGAGTTCAAGCCGGATCGCATGAGTATCTTCCAGGCCGACGAAACGGCCCGTGCGCAGTCGCTCCTGAACCTGGTCAACTCCGGCATGAAATTGTCTATCGCCGCCGAAATCCTGGGCTATGATCTGCCCGGTACGATGCAGTATGCCGACCTGGACCCGGAGCCTGAGCCGCAAACGATTACGGTCGTGCCCAACGCGCCGCCGCGCCAGTTGACCGGGCCGGTGGAGGCGGAAGGCGGTAGGGAGAAGGGAGTAGGGGATAGGGAGATAGGCAGTAGGGGCAGCTTTGAGACGGATGCGCGGAGATTTCGCGAGTGGGCCAAGAAGCGCGTGGACCGGCCCGGCTTCGACCTGTTGGGCTTTGTGAGCGACCATCTGACCGTGGGCGACAAGCAGGCCATTTTGGACGGTCTACAGGGGGACGGCGACGCCGTAGATGCGCCCTTTCCGGTACATCGTAGCGAATCCGCCCTTTCAGGACCATTGGCATGGAACCAATATCCCTGAGCATATCAAGGCGCTTGTTTTACAGCTAGACCCGGACGATGACGAGGCTGAGGTGGCGGCGCGGATGGTCATTGAGCGTCGTACCAAGCGCAATCTGCAAGCGGCGCTTGATGACATCCTACGCGAGATCACCATGCGCGAGCCACTGACCGTCGAAACGACTCTGGCGCAGACGCGCAACCATTTTCAGCGCGACCAGGCGCTCTATGATGCGCTGTACCGGGCGTTACAAGATGGCGCCGATTTGGGCGTGAGCGTGGCAGTAAGTCAATTCGAGGCCATCGGATTTGGCTTCGACTGGACATTGGTCAACACCGCTGCGCGGCAGTGGGCGGAACAGTACACCGGCTCGCTCATTCGCAACGTGGAACAGACGACGGTAGACGCGGTGCGCCAGAGTGTTAGCCGCTGGATTGGCAACAGCGAGCCGTTGCAAGCGCTCATTGACGACCTGACGCCGACGTTTGGTCCCAAGCGCGCCGAACGCATCGCGGCCACGGAACTGACGCGCGCTTTTGCGGAGGGGAATACCATCGCCTATCGAGAGTCGGGGGTGGTGGAGAAAATCGAATGGCGCACGGCGCGCGATGAGCGCGTCTGCCCGCAGTGCGGTCCCTTGCACGGGCAGGCCACCGAGTTGGGGCAGACGTTTGATGGGCATTATCCGCCCCGGCACGTAGGTTGCAGGTGCTGGATTGTACCAATAATCGAGGACTAGATGACCGTCTCCATCCACATCGCCGGCATAGATGCCTTGCAGCGCAAGCTGGGCCAGGATTTTCGCCGCGTCCTGCGCCCGCCAATGCAAAAAGCAGTGCATTTGCTCCAAGCGGACATGGCCGACTACCCGCCACAACGACCGGGCAGCGCGTATCGGCGCACAGGCACTTTAGGCCGCACCTGGACCACGGAAGTGACGGATGTCAACAGCGGCGTCGAGGGCAAGGTGGGCAACATGACCGAGTACGCGCCGCTAGTGCAATCCAGGCAATTCCAAGCGGCGGTCCACCGCGGGCGCTGGCAGACCGAACAGGATGTGTTGGCGCGCAACATGGCGCGTATCGAACGCTTTTTTCAGGACGCCGTGGACGCAGCGCTACGCTAATGCTCGTCTTAGCGACTGCCGCCAATGCGCCGGACTGGGCCGACCTGCGCGACGATAGCGGACATCTTTACGCACGCGTACAGCGTGACGAATGGCTGTTGGAGGTACGCCGCGGCGGGCGCACGGTTGTCTTTCGCCTGAGCGACTATCTGCGCCGGGAGCAGCAAATCCCGGAAGCCATGCCATTGAACCCGCGTTAGGACTGTGCTAGAATAGTGAGCATGACCAACAGGACACAGCTAATCGACGATTACGTTCTCGCGGAGACGGCCATCTCGGAAGTCTTGCCGGGGCCGCTACACTTTTTTCATCACGTCGATCCCGACCAGGATACCATCGGCTTGCACGGGTATTACGAGGGGCGCAAGTATTGGTTGAAGATTATCCTGCCGGGGTCGGAAGTTTCTGCGGTGGAAAAGTCCGCCTACATTAAGCAGATCGCGCGGGCATGTTACGAGGAATTGATTAGCGATTGCTGAAATTGAAAAATAATCATGGCTAGAACGGCTAAAGGCGGGAAAGTTACCATAATATTAAATGGTGTTGAGTTAGGCACTCTCAACATTGATTTTGATAATGTTCCGGCAAACAGCGAAATTGCCGTGCAAAATAGCAGATTAGAGTGTACGGGTTCATTTACCGGGGAATTTGACCAAGAAGCAACCGAACCTCTTGGTCTACTCGACCAACTTATTTGGGGCGATAGTCTCAACTGATATTTTAGCCATAATCGCATAGTTGTCGAGCGCAAGACGCCTACGAGACCGCAAGGTCCGTAGGCATCTTTTCGTTTCAGGGGGGTGACGATGCCCTGGTATATCGAAGAGCGGGATGGGCGCTATTGCGTCCACAAGGGCGAAAAGGAAGGCGAGCTAGTCAAGTGCCATGCCACGCGCAAAGAGGCGCAGGACCACATGGCCGCGCTCTATGCCAACATGCCCGCGGGCGAGAAAACGCTGACCCTGGTTGAAGTGGTCCCCGACTACGGTATTGTGGCGCGCGAGGACGGCACGACCTGGAAAGTCGCCTACACGCTAGATGCACAGGGTGAGCCGCAGCTAATCCCGGAAGCCGACTGGCTCCAGGTCGAGAAGCAGTGGACTCCGGTCGGCATGAAAGCTGCGCCTGATCTGGCCGCACAGTTCCAGGCCAAGCTACCGCAGCGGATCCCCGCGGGCAATGCGCTCAAGACCATCGGCAAGACGACCACCGAACTGCGCGTCGCCAACTATATGTGTCTCTTTGGCGGACGCGACCTGGAGGGCCTCGCCAGCCCACGGCGCAATGCGGACGGCAGTCGCGGCGAGTATTTCACCAAAGCTACCAAATTTAGCAGCCCGTACACCGAAACGGGCGTGCTGTATGAGGATTGGGAGCACGGCATAGCGCCCGCAGATGAGCCGGGCGCAGACGAGCCGCTTGGCATCGTGGATTGGAAAACGGCCAAGATTACCGACAAGGGGTTGTTTGTCGAGCGCGTCTTGAATCGGCGCAACCAGTATGTGCAGTTCTTGGAAGAGCTAATCGACCAGGGTCTTATCGGCACGTCTAGCCAGGCCATCCCGACCGGCGTCCAGAAGGCCGCCGACGGGCATATCGTGGCGTGGCCCTTGATGCGCGACACCTTGACCGTCACGCCGATGGAGCCGCGCAACCTGACCGACAACCAACTGCAAGCTATCAAGCGCGCGGGCGAAAGACTACCCGCGTTGAAATCTATCTTTGCGGCGTGGCAGACAACGCCAGAGGCGGACGCCGGAGGGGAGCCAGGCCAGGCTCCCGGCGACGCGGCTGAGGACGCACAACGCCTGTCCCTAGAGCTAGATCTGTTGGAGATTGACTAGGAGGCAGAGTGTGAAAACGATTCAGGAACTCATCGAGGCGGCCCGCAAGGCCATCGAAGAAGGCAAGCTCGATGAGGCCAAGCAACTAACTGAACAGGCTAAGGCGCTCAAGGCCATCGAGGAATTGACGCCACCGCCCACGCCCGCTAAGGCAGGCCCGCCCCCGCCCCCCACCAACGGCGCGGGCGTGGCTGTGACCGTAGTCGAGGACGCTGCGGACAAGGCGCTGCGCGAACGCCCGTTCAAGGGCATGGGCGATTTCCTGATGGCGGTCAAGGACGCCGGACAGGGCCCCCACGATAACCGCCTCTTCCCGCTGCGCTC